GCTTGCTTATCTTTGCTCCACAGGTAGGTAAGTTTAATGCTGCCACATACAACTGGATTAAGGCTGCTGGTCTTGTAGAAAATAAGACCCTAGAAAAGTACTATACAGATTTGCTTGTAGCACAAGATAAGCAAGCATACTATGCAATAGCAAAGCAAGAAAAAGAAATGCTATCTACTGAGTCTGACCCAGAGTTGCGCTCACAAATTATTATTGAAGCAACCAAAGCGCGTAAGGCGCTTAAGGATGGTAATCCACTATTAAGCCCAGCCTTAATTGGTGAAGGTAATAATATTGGTGGAGAAGAAGTAATGCTTGGCAAGTTAGAGCAAATGATTAATACACCAAACGTTTCAATGCCACCTGCTACGCGTGAGCGTATGCGCTTAGCAGTTAAGATGATGCGTGACTTTATCTCATTTGCACGCGATCCTGAACTGGCTAACGTAGTTAATTCAGTTGAGTTAAAAGCAGCACGTAAAGACCAAGTTGAAGCAGCACTTAAGGAGTTAATGGTGGGAGACCTATATGTTACGGAAGCAAACCGTGCAATCTTTAGGTCAATACTTGGCTTCTATTCACGCGATTCGTATTTTGCATCTAGGGAGTTGAGATAATGGCTACTACTGAACTAAGCCTTGATTATAGAATTAAAAAATTACGAGACCGTTTATTTGGTATATATGGAAATAGCGGCCTTGCCGCAGCGCTAGATGATGTTGCTGCCGAAAAAGGTGAGTCAAGTGCTGAATACAAAAAATTAAAAGCAGAGTTTGATTCAAAGCAAACCGAATTAAAAACATTAGAAGCACAAGCAGCAAAAGAATTTGAAGCAAAGAAATCTGCTAAAAATAAAGCAAAAGAAGAAAAGGCTGTTGCTGAACAAAAGAAAAAAGATGACGCTAAAGCCGCACAACTAAAAATTGAAGCAGCAAGGGCTCGCCGTCGTAATGATGAAGCAACTGCTAAAGCAAAAGAAGAAGAAGCCGCTGCGCTTAGAGCACCTAAAGATGCCAAGGGTGAACCAATTGTTGCAGAAGAAGGACCAGTTGATATTGCAGATGATAAGTATTCTGGTTATGTAATTGATAAAGATGGCAATGTTTACAAAAATGAAAAGCCAGTTGTTTTGGTTGAAACTAGGGATGCTCAAGGCAACATTGTTCCTAAAGAATATAATAGTACTGCTAGTGCTCGTAAAGCATTTCTTGACCAGTACTCACAGCCAGGTCAGATTGATACACTTAAACAACAATTGGTTACTTCTGGATATTTAACACCTGCTCAAGCAAAAACTGCTGATTGGATTTTTGGTGTAGATGATTTACTTAATGCACACACCAGAGAAGCAATTGTTAGCGTTCAATATGGTGCTGCTAAACGACCTAAAACTATTACTGAATTTCTTAAAGAAAAGCGAGCAGGTGCTGGCGGTGGTGGGTCCAAGACTTACTACGAGTACAGTTCACGTGGTGATGCAAGCCGTATGCTTGATGGTTATTTTAATGACCTGCTTGGTTTTGGTGCTACACCAGAACAAGAAGATGCATTCTTTAAAGAGGTTAACGCTGCTCAAGCCAAGGCTGCTCGTACAGTAACTGATGGTCGCATTGGTGTTGGTGAATTCCTAACAGATGCAGACCTACTGCTTATTGCTGCAAAAGTAGCAAAGAAGGCTATTAAGAATACAGATTTAGATTTACTTCTTAAGTCTGGTCAAGGTAGTCAAGTTGCTATGGATATAGCAGACCTACAAGCAACTGCTAATGAGTATGGCATTGACATGCCAGCAGCAGAAGCACTCAAGTATGTTGTTGCTGGTGTTGGTCAAAAAGATTACCTTATTAAACAACAAGAGCGTTTGCGTCAATTGTCTATGACAATGCACCCATATCTTAAAGATCATATTGCAGCAGGCGGGACAGTTAAAGATGTTGCAGACCAGTACGCAAAGCGTAAGGCTGCAAAATTAGGTGTAACTATTACTGAGTCTATAAAAGACCCAGATATTATGAATGCTGTTGCTAACAACATGCCAATATCAGCATTTGATATTGAAATGCAAAAGAAGCCAGAGTGGAGATTTACTTCAGAGGCTAAGCAAATAGCAGATGACTTTGCCAATACAATGTTGCAGACGTGGGGATTGGGATAATATGGCACGATTTTTTAATTACTATACAGGACAATGGGTCGATACTCAAGCAGAAGTTAGACCACCAGGTTCAACTCCAGCAGCAACATCTGCAGCAGCACCCGCAAAAACATCTAATGCAGAGCCAGTTAGAGTTACAGTAAAGCAAGGGCAGACCCTTGAACAGATTGCAAAAGAAAACAATACAACTGTTACTCAAATTTTGTCTCTACCTGGTAACGCTACAATTGCTGCTCGCGTAGAAGCAGGCACTCAACCAGTATTTGGTAACAGCAAGGTTGTTATCCCACCAGTTGGAACACCTGCGTCTGCATCAAGTGGTACTACATATAACGAACGAGTCGTTGATGCAATTAAATCTGGCACACAAGCAACAACTGATATTAATGCTAATCCTGTAACTAAACCAACAGAAAAACCTGAAGCAACTAATGCTAATGTTAACCCTATTTCAGGTGCGCCCACTTCTGGCCCAGTCGTCGGATTTACTCCGCCATTTCCAATGCCAGGGTCAACGGTGGAACCAGGCAAGCCTGGATTTGTTGGACCAGTAAAACCAGCAGAACCAGTAAAACCAGTAGAACCTAAAGAACCAAGCCCAGAAACAAAAGATGCATTTGAAGAACTAGGCATGATGCTTAAGTCTTGGGGTCTTGAAGACTTGGCTGATACATATACTCGACTTATGGTATCAGGTAAGACCGCTGCTCAAGCATTAACTATGCTTAAGTATGGCAAAGAAATTGACCCTGCAACTGGTTTGCCTTATAACGCAGCATACACAAAACGTTTTGCTGGTAATGCTGGACGTATTGCTGCTGGCATGAATGCTTATGATGAACGTACTTATATTGAAGTTGAAAATGCTTACGAAGAAACTTTAAGTCGTTATGGTTTAAGAAACATGATTAGCACTGATCGTGCAGCAAATCAAGTAAAGTATGCAGATTATATGACTAAAGGAATTGCGCCAACGGAATTTGCTAGTCGTATTCAATTAGTGGCTGATCGTGTTATCAACATGGACCAAAACATTAAAGATACATTTAAGACTTATTATCCATCATTAACAGATACAGACTTAGTTACTTACTTTCTTAATCCTAAGGAAACAATGCCAGTTCTTCAGGCTAAGGTGCAGGCTGCTGAAATTGGTGGTGCTGCTAAGGCTCAGGGATTAGGTGTTGACCAAGCACGTGCTATGGAACTTTCTAAGTTTGGTATTGATCTTGGTGCTGCTAGAACTGGTTACGCCAAGGTTGCCGAAGCACTACCAACTGGTAAAAAGTTAAGTGATATTTATGGAGAAGAAGGTATTGCATATACACAGCAAGTTGCTGAAGATGAATACCTTAAAGAAGATGCAAAGGCTAAGTTAAAGCGTAATCGCCTAGCATCAAAGGAACGAGCAATGTTCTCTGGTCAGTCAGGTGCTGATTCTAATTCATTGCAGCGCGGTTACTCTAGCGCGTTTTAACTAATATCCCTACCCTGACCGACCAGCCCAGGGGGGCGTATAAGACTGGGAGTAGAAGCCAGCCTAGGTTCCCCAACCTAGAACTGTGGTCTGCGATTCAACTAATGAGAATGGGAGAACGGTTGCTATGAGCAACAACTACTGGGACGAAGACGAAGATAACGATACAACAGATGTGCAGATGGACGGCAGCGATGCGATGAAGCAATTGCGTAAAGCAAAGCGTGCCGATGAGAAGCGCATCAAAGAACTTACTGAAAAACTTGAAACCTTTGATAGGGCGCAACGTGAATCCGTTATCAAGAAAGTCCTAGAAACGAAAGGCGTAAGTCCAAAGGCTGCACGTTTAGTAGCACGTGAACTAGAAGGCGATATCAACGAGGATGCTGTAGCAAACTGGATTGATGACAATGCTGAAGTTTTCGGATTACAAGTACAGCAACAGGAACAGCCAAGAAACACAATTGATCGTGCGGCACTACGCCAGCAGGATATTGTAACTCAACAGGCTTTTACGCCTGACCGTGCAGATGATGCATTGCTACGTCTTAACAACGCTTCAAGCGCTGAAGAGATCATTGCAATGATTCAATCTGGCGAATTTCAATAAAACTCAACCGAACTAATACCCTCAGAAGGAGGTGCAATAAATGGCTAATGCATATGTATCTACCGCTTCCAACTCGCTTGGAGGTACAGTAGGAGCAGCAGGTCTCGTCCAGAAGGCATATGATCGTCTGATTGAGTTCGCACTACGTGCGCAACCACTCATCCGCTCAGTCGCAGATAAGACTCCAGCCCGTCAAAGCATCCCTGGTTCATCAGTTGTCTTGCAGCGTTACGTTGACTTGACACAGAACACTGCTTCACTTACAGAAACAGTTGACCCAGATGCTGTAGCAATGGCTACACCAACATACACCACAATCACACTCGTTGAGCGTGGTAACGCAGTACTCGTAACACGTGCGTTGGAACTCTTCTCTCTTGCAGATGTAGACCCAGCAATCGCTAACATCATTGCGTTCAACATGGCAGACTCACTTGACACAGTAGCGCAGAATGTTCTCGCTGATCGTGCAACAGGTTCTATCATTAACGGAACAGCAAACACAGGAACAACCAACGTCTTCTACGGCGGATCAGCAACAACTTCAAGCGCTCTTACTTCATCAGATGTTTTCACATCTGCTATTGCTCGTAAGGTAACTGCTAAGTTGCGTGCTAACAAGGCTATCCCACGCAAGGGTTCACTCTACTGGGCTGGTATCCACCCAGAAGTTGCTCTTGATCTTCGCGCTGAAACAGGCGTAGGATCATGGCGTCAGCCACATGAGTACCAGTCAAATGAAAACATTTGGGCTGGAGAACTCGGAACATACGAAGGTGCATTCTACGTAGAGTCACCACGTCTGTTCTCAAACAAGACAGGTGCAGATCGTACAGCGCTTGCAACCACTTCAGTAACTGTAGCAGGAACATCAGGCGGAACAACACTTGGTGTTGCTTCTTCTTCGACTATTGCTACAACTGCTCAACCTGGTGACAAGATTTCTGGAACTGGTATTGCATCAGGTGCGCTTATTACAGATATTGCAACAGAAGGTTCAACTTCTACAATTACAGTAAGCATTGCACACACTGCTGCGGTAACAGCAACAACAGTTATTACTGTTACACCTGAAACAAAGGTATTCAATACATACTTCTGTGGACAGCAAGCATTGGCTGAGGCCGTTGCTGAAGAGCCACACGTAGTTATTGGACCAGTTGTTGACAAGTTGATGCGTCATCGTCCACTCGGATGGTACGGCGTACTTGGTCAGGC